TCAGCTCGCTACGACTTGAATAAATGGCTTGTAGAGCCTTATAAGAAGTCTGAGGGTAAAGATTATTTCCTTGATTTTGATTTAAGCGTATTCCCTGAGCTGCAAGAAGACAAGAAAGAACAGATACAGTATCTTGAACGTGCTTGGTGGCTTACGCCTAATCAAAAACTTGAAGAAATGGGCTATGGTAGAAACCCTGATCCACTAATGGATAGTATTTACGTTAGTATTCAGGTTACCCCTATTGACAAAATGAATTTAGATGCCGTTGAACAAGCCGCTGGTATCGCTGCCGTAGAAGCTGAATATGCTAAATCTGAAAAGTCAAGCAATCCTATTCAGGATGAAAAACCTATGGCTCAGTTTGAGTCTATGGCTTCTGCGCATAACAAGAAGTATCCAAAGAATAAAGTAACGGTTGCTAAATTAGAAGAAGTATTTAAAACAGGTCTTCGTGTATTTAAGGAGCAAAACTTAAAAGGTAACGAAAACGCATTTGCAATGAGCTTTGTTGCAAGGTTTTTAAAGGCCTTAGCTAAAAGAGTATCCGAAAAGGCTGAATCATACAATGACTATCCACAATCTGCTACAGATAATGCTAAAAGAGCTTTAGCGTTTGCTGAAAAAAACGGATGGGGCGAATGTGGTACTCCAGTTGGAAAGCAAAGAGCGAACCAATTAGCAAATAGAGAATCTATTTCAAGAGATACTATTGCAAGAATGGCGAGCTTTAAAAGACACCAACAACATAAAGATGTTCCATACGAAGAAGGATGTGGTGGATTGATGTGGGATGCTTGGGGCGGAACTGAAGGAATTGAATGGGCTATTAACAAATTGAAACAAATAGACAAATAGATATGTTACTATACAAAAATTTAAGCCAAGGGATTACCGATGTAGATACCAAAAAAGGTATTGTTACAGGGTACTTCTCTTCTTTTGACAACATGGATAGTGATGGTGATGTTATCCGCAAGGGTGCTTTTGCCAAGACTATTAATGAAAATTTCCAACGTGTTCGCCACTTATTAGACCACGATGCTACTAAATCAGTAGGTAAAATCTTAACATTAGAGGAAAACAACAAGGGTCTTTACTATGAAAGTAAGGCTGGTCGTCATACTTTAGGTCGTGATTTCCTACTTATGGTAGAAGATGGTCTTATTAGTGAACACTCTATTGGATTTGTTACTATCAAACAGAAAAAACAAGGCCACTATAACGAAATCTCTGAGGTTAAGTTATATGAAGGTTCATCATTACAAGGATGGGGTGCTAACGAAATGACCCCAATTACAGGCATGAAATCTTACGAAAACATTAGCTTTATGATGGAAAATATCATGAGAGCTATCAAAGGCGGTAAGTATACCGACGAAACCTTTGCAAAATTAGAACTCCAATTTTTACAACTTCAGAAAGAGCTACAAGCTCTCAAAGAACTATCAGTAGACACCCCTGAGCCATCTGAGGATAAGAGCTGTATTACAGTTACTATCAACATTGAAGATACTGAGCATGGTGAATACCCGATGGAAGATGAGCCTATGGCTGAAGAAGAAGTTGAACCTACCGAAGAGGAAGTAGCTGCGATAGAAGATGAAATGGCAACAGAAGAAGCACCTGCTGAAGAACCTATGGCTGAAGAGCCAATGGCCGAAGAAGCACCTGCTGAAGAACCTGCTATGGAAACTCCTGCCGATGGTGAAGACTTAGAGGAGGATGAATATGAGTTATTATTAAATGGACTAATAGAAAGTTATCAAAATGGAAAAAGTTGAACAATTAAAATCGTTAATTAACGAAAACCTTAAAACTGAGGTGGCCGAGCAATTAACTGAAAAGTCTACTGCGATTGAGAATCGTTTAGATGAAATCGAAATTAAATTACAAAAATCTACCGAAAACAAAATGGAACAAAAATCATTCTTAAACTCTTTTGGCGAATTGATCGCTAAAAACTTTGAGTCAATCAGAGAAGTATCTTTGGGTAACAAAGTTGCTATGACTCTTAAAGCAGTTGGTAATATGACTGTATCTGCTAACTTAACTGGCGATGCACAAAGAACTTACCAACCAGGTGTTGCTATGGTGCCTAACCGTTTATTGAACTTCCGCGATTTAATCCCTGCCGTTTCTTCTGCTACTGGTATTTATACCTTGTATCGTGAAACTGGTACTGAGGGTTCTATCTCAGTTCAATCTACTCCAGGTGATGCTAAAACACAAATCGACTACGATTTAACTGCTGTTACTTATACCGCTCGTTACATCGCTGGTTTCGCTCGTATCGACAAGTCAATGTTACAAGATTTACCTTTCTTGCAAACTGCACTTCCGCAAATGTTATTGCGTGATTTCTACAAAGCAGAAGATTCTAAATTCTATACTGACTTATCAGGTGCTGCAACTGGTTCTACTACCACTTCTGCAACTGTTGACGTTGAGCAAATCATTGATTACGTTGCAAACTTAGAATCTGCTGATTTCCAAGTTAATGGTATCGTAGTTAACCCTAAGCAATGGGCTCGTTTGGTAACCACTAAGCCTGCTGATTATTCATTGCCAGGTGGTGTTACTATCGATGGTAACGGAAACATTAATATCGCTGGTATCCCAGTTTACAAATCTTCTTTCATCGCTGATGATAAAGTATTAGTAGGTGATTGGAATATGGCTAAGCGTGTTGTTGTTGACGACTTAAAAGTTGAATTCTTCGAACAAGATTCTGATAACGTTCAGAAAAACTTGGTTACTTGCCGTATTGAGGCTCGTGAAGTATTGGCTATCGATCGTCTTGACGCATTTGTATTTGCTGATTTAGGTAACGTTGCCTAATTATTAAAGTAGTTTGGAAAGTATTTATACTGGGGGAATCGTCTTCCCCCCTACTTTCAAAAAATAAAAATTATGACAAAGGTAGAAGTAATATTCAATTATAGAGATTTAGAGTTAGAAAGAGCTGTTCTTGTTGGAGAAAAGTTTGAAGTATCTGATGAGAGAGCAACAGTTCTTGTATCTAAAAGACTTGTTAAGATTCTTAAAGTATCTGATGACGTAAAAATCGAAGAGAAAGAAGAAAAATTAGAAATTAAAACAAAGGAATTAAAAGTATCTAAAAGCAAGAAATAATGACCATAGGCTTAGACGTAAAAATTAAAACTGATACCGTTACCGAACCAGTAACAGTTCAAACCTTAAAGAATTATTTAAATATAGATTTTGATTTATGGGATACGTTATTAGGCGTAATGAATATTTCTGCGAGAGTTAGATTAGAGAAGTATAGCGGTTGCACATTTGTAACAAAAACACTTATTGCTACATTTGGAAACACATCTAATTCATTAGAAATCCCTTACGGCCCTATCCAAAGTATTACCCATGTTAAATCTATTGATGAGTCGGGTACTAAAACTACATTGACTGAAGGTACTGACTATATTGTTACTGGCAACTTGTTTAAGACCATTAAATTTTATAACACAGGAACTCCAATCGAGATTGAGTACGTTGCTGGATGGACTGATTCTACATTACCAGCTGATCTTAGAATAGCAATTATGAAGCAAGTGGCAATGGACTTTGAATATAGAGAGGGTACTTCAGATAGTAAAACTGAGGAGCTTTCAAACAGTGCAAGAGGTTTATGTAAGTTACATAGAAGAGTATTAATGTTCTAATGGAAAAGAAATATAAAGTTTCCGATTTTAATGAGTTGATAGACCTAAAATATTTTGTTCCTACTGCCGATACCGCTGGTGGTACTAAGCCTGGGTATGCAACTTATCTATCTACTTTTGCAAAGGTAGAACCTTATGATGGAGATTTATTCATAGAGGGTGGAGAAAGGGTTATAAATAATGGCCGATATAAAAGATGTTATTAGCGATTATAAAATATTTATAGAAAGTATTAAAGATTATAGTGAAACTAAAGTAGAAAATACAGTTTCGGCTATATCAAATAAGACAAATTCTAAATATAATAGCGACGATACAGACCAAAGAGTTCAACTTAGAGGTAATGCTACTGGATTTAGATTTATTACAAATAAAAATAGTATAGATGGGTATGCTTTTGCCAATGAAAGCAAGGAGTTAATTTATCTTGAGTTTGGTACTCGTCAATCAAATAAAGGATCATTATCAATTAGAGGTGGGTTTGAGAGTCAAATAGACGCAAGTAGAATAGCTGCTCCGTATAAAGTAGATTCTCCATTCTTTCATAAACAAGCAATAGTAGGAAGGTATTATTTCCTAAATACAATAGACGAAGAGGGAGTAAGATTTATCAAGAACTTTGGTAAATAACTTGTTGATAAAAAACTATTGTAAAAGTAAAATATTTTAACTATATTAGAACGAATTTTAACACATGGCATCTTTAACAGGACAAACAATATCAACCACCTATGACTCGTTACTTAAACTAACGGATAATGGGCCTATTACCGCTTCTTTTAAAGAGATTACAGATGGTCTTGGTAATTCAAGTGGTGTATTCGTAAAGTCAACTGGGCAAATAAAGCTCGGAAACTATACTACCACTACGTCATTTACTGGAACGGCTGCGGGATATTTAGCATTTACATCTGCTGGTGAAATTATAACTACTGCTATTCCAAGTGGGGGTATAACTTCATTAAATGCATTAACTGCATCTACTCAAACATTTGCAGTAGGAACAAGTGGAACTGACTTTGCAATTTCATCTGCAACTTCCACCCATACATTTAATTTACCTACAGCTTCTGCTGCAAATAGGGGAGCATTAAGTTCTGCTGATTGGACTACATTTAATAATAAACAAAATGCTTTAACAAATCCAGTTACAGGTACAGGAACTACAAATTACGTTCCTAAATTTACTGGTTCTACAGCTATTGGTAATAGTATAATATTTGATAATGGAACTCAAGTTGGTATAGGTACTGCAAGTCCAGCATCAACATTAGATGTTAGTGGAAGTATAACTTCATCTTCAAATGTAAGAGCTTTAAGATTTTGGGGTGGCCCATCTGTATTTACAAGTCATGGAGCGCCACTTCATATTTTTTCAAG